TGGCTTCGATATGCGCCTTGGCTTTCGCCTTGTCCTTAGCCCGTCCGTAAGCCTTAACAGCGTTCTCCAGATCGGCCACCGTACTAATCGGAAAACTGCCATCCGGCAATGCGGCCCCTGACTCCGCAGCCTTCTTGCGCTCGTCCGCGGAGAATTCACGCTTGGTCAGATCCTCGAGACTCTCAAGCATCGTATCGACTTCGGCCTTGGCAAGCTTCGCGTCGGCATCGACCTGGATCAGTCGTATCGCATCGGCCATACCAAGCCCGTTGTCGTTCAGGGCCTTGGCAAACTTGGCGACTTCATCATCCGTGCCCGTGACCTCAATCGGCTTTTCCTTGAACGGAACTTGCACATCAGCGCCGTCCGCTTTGTGAATCTGGAAAAACTTAGCCGAAGGAATACACGGACTGTCGACAAGGGAGATCTCGGTAGGCGCGGCCGTGTAACGTTTCACTTCACGACCATCTACCTTCTCGGTAATGCGCTCGCCAATGTATGACCCGCCGATTGAAAATCCAGTGTATACGCCCTCCATGACTTTGTTCCACTCGTTGTCGTCCACGACCTTGGCACTGATGTCGATGGCCTTATCAGTGTCATTGAAGTCGATTCCGGTCAGTTTCCCAGCCGCGACCTTGCTATGCATCGCACGGAGATTGCCGAGAGACTTTCCATCGGTATCGTCGGAGAACGATTTGGACCATGCCTCGAAGTGCGGCTTGGAAGACTTGTAGTCGAATACCTCGTCGGCGCGGTCCACCATCTCCTGAACGGCGCGGCCGATAACGAGGCGCTTTGCTTCGTCAACTTTAGTGATCTGTGCAAATATTTTCATGCTGCTTGCTCCTCTGGTATTGGCTGGGCCGTCTCAAGTTCGGTTAGGCCGACAAGTACACACCTGCAGTTTTTAACGACGAATCCGGCATAGTTGTAAATGCCGGTCGATGTAGTGGCATCAAATACCTTCCCTTTCCATTGCACATAATGTATGCTCCGGATACGGAGGTATTCAAAATGACTAGGCAATCTGCTGCTCATGCCGCTAGACGCGGACAAATCGACAGCGTCGAAAGCAAGATCGCTCGCGCTATCACCAGATGCCAAAACGGGTTGCATATCGGACCGCACGAGTTCGCGCTTGCACAACTTCTCGACGCCGCAGGAATCAAGTACCGGCAACAAACGGTTTGCGGGTTCTATAACCTCGACTTCACCATGACAGAATGTCCTGTCGCCGTGGAGGTCGTGAGCGGCAGTGGCAACACGCGGCAAGTTGCCCAGCGTGAGCAACGTCTCAAAGCCGTCCTCAATAAATGGCATTTGCTCGAAATCAGTATGCGATGGGAGCGTAGACTCATGACAGCGGCGGTCGTAGACCAACTCATCGCCTTTTGCAAGGAAACGAGCCTTTACCATTCCCCGCCGCCCGGTAAGTACCGGATGGTTAGGGCCGATGGTCAGCGTTCGTCCTTGCGCGGTCGTAAGCAGGATCGCGGGGCCATGATAATCAGCGCGGACAATCTCCTCTAATTCGCCATAGGCCGCGAACGTTCCGCCAGCCATGACTGCGTTTGGGTGCGCCGGGGGAGCATCGTCCCCGCTGTCGAATGCTTCATCTATACCAATCGGCCCTTGATCGCCGTTAGCCTCGCAATCCTCACTGACTAAATCATCTTCGGCAGTCGTCCACTCTTTCTGCGGTACGACGCCGCTTGCTTGAAATCCCGATAACGTGCCCTGATTGCTGGCCCGTATCGTCTCTGTCCTGGCGATCGTCATAGCCCGGTCAGCAGAGAATGCGTAGTTATCGGAAAGCTTTGACGCCAGGACTTGATTGCTCCAGCCCTCGGTTAAAGCCTCAGAGATATCGCCGCGCATCATTTCCCTTGTGCTATCACTTACCATCGTCACCAGATCGGCAGAACGAGTATTCGCGTACTCGACTGCTCTTTCGTTGACCACGTTAAAGATGCTCCTGTCCGCGGTCACATCCAGCCCCAGAAGTTTCAGCGCCTCGTAACCGCCGTCCTGCACGATTTCCTCCATCACACCATCGATATCGCCAGCTAAAACTGCCCAGCCGTAGAAGTCGACGCCGGCTAGTATTTCCTCGATCTTGTCGATCTCATCTTGTGATAACTCCGCTTTGACGAACGATTGCTTGCCGCGCAACACAATGACTTGACCTACAATCTTCTGCACCTGACGCATCAGGAAAACATGAACGATATGCCCCATCCGAGCGCGGTAGCGCTTCAGACTCGGACGCCTGATACTTACGCTAAGCTTCTTCATGCATTTCCGCGATCATCTGCATTAACTCTCTGAAATCTTCTAGCTCCTTATTCTCATCCAGAATCGGAGGAGATATCCGAGCCGCGAGCGCGGAGAGGTCTGTAACAACAGGCTTCGCAATGAAATGTAACGGGACCCTTTGCGGGAGCGGAATCGGCTCATAGACAACCTCCTCAATGACTTTCGGCTTAGGCTTGCGCTTGATCTGACCTAAGAACCTGAGCCAATTGCGCCCACCAGAACCGGAGACGGTCTGCGCTTCCTGGAATCCGGTGAACTGGAATCCGCCGATCTGGAATGCGGTGATCTTGATCATGCGCCGCTCCCGACTGCAGGCGCAGCAATACCGCCACCAGCCCCCCCCGAACTACCGACCGCGACAAGCCCAGCCGACGTTACCGTCACCGGAATGAGCGTAGCGAGCGGCTCAGTTGCTATCGGTCTCAGCCCGAGAGCCACAAGCTACCCTTGAACTTTGCCAGCCAGTCGGAAATGGAATGAACCCATTACTAGCCTTATGCTTGCCACGACCCAGCAGTAAGTGGCTCGGAGTAAGTAACGGAATAACCGCTCGTGGCATACTGCCCTATCGCGATCGTATTGACCCCCAAAAGACTAAAAATTGAATAGTAATCAAATAGCGTGATCGGGCCAGTTGAACCGGATTGTCCCCATCGCGAGCCAGTTGAAGGCCCTCCGCTGCCGTTCAACCAGGCACACAAGATCGAATAACCGCCATCCACCGTTCCACGCATCGAACCAGCAACGCAAAATCCAGCCAAACCGCTGATCAAATTTATGCGCGTGTCAGTGCCGTTATTCCATTCCCTGAATGCCGAAGTGCCGTAGGTGTTGGTAGCTCCGCCCGTTCGCAGCAGGCCTCTGCTAACCCGGTTGTAGGCGTTGAACACAAATCGATTCGCTAGCGAATCCTCGGTCGTAGTCGTCGCCGTGGTGTAGAACGTGCCGAGATATAACCGAGTCTTATCGCCGCTCTTGCAGTAGCGTCCGTCCTGAATGGTGATCGCCGTTGCGCGGGTCGTTCCATTGGTCCATGCCAACAGTTCAGTATTGAGCGAGCCGGAATTCAAGAATCCAAAAACGTCGTATGGAAGCCCGCTCGTCAGTGTTCCAAGCGCAAGCGATACTTCGGCGAAAATCGTCGGCATCCATAGTTTACCGTCCCATAGACAAATGACGTTGTTGACGTAGGGCGTGTAGTAGACCGTCGTCGCGCCCGTCACGTCAGAAGTGGTCACAGGAAGGCCCGATGTCAACGTCAATCTACCGCCAGGCGGAGCGGCAGACGACGCCAGCATCATGGCTTGAGCGGCCTGAGAAATAATATCCAGAAAAACGATTGCGGCCGATGTGAAGCTGATCGCCGATCCGGTCGATGAATCGATCCGCGTCGTTCGCGCGAGACTCGTCCCGCTGTTCGTGTACGTTCCCCAGAACGTTTCCCATGCAGTGCCGTCAGTCGCGCAGAAGAAGCCAGTCTTGCCATCATCGCCAGCGCCTAGCGCTTGAAAGCCTGCAACCGCAGTGGAAAGCGTGAATGCGCCCGTTCCGGGAGTTCCGGTCACGGTTTGCTGAATCCTGTCTCTCCAGATCTGACTCATAGCGCCATCACCCGCACGTTTTCATCGTGGTCTGCCAACAATACGAATCCTTGATTATTGGCATCATCCTGCACCAGCCGCAGTCTCCCCCACGTTCCGTTCGTCATTCCAAGCTTTGTCAATGCGGATTGCGGGATACCAGAATCAACCCAATCCACAAACTTTCCTGTCGAATCCATCTTTGAAAGTCGTCCGCTTTTGCGAAGAGCTATCACGCCGGTTTTGTTCGATTGCGCCACGGCGAGCAAACCATCGGCAGCAAAGGGATCAGCCGTCTGCACAAACCATTGCTGCGTCCCAGCGGCAAAGTCGATAAACGATGATAGCCATTCGGGCGCGTTCGTAGTTGGATTCGGCCTTGAACCGCGCGAAACGTGAAACATTTGGCTCGTGCCTTCGATCTCGCAAACCTCAACGCCGGCCCATTGATCGATACCTAAAGGCGACCGGACTGAGTTCCCCGTTACAGGATCAATCTCGAAGATGGCTCCGTACGCGAAATTTATGTCTCCGCACAAATAAACGCGGTCTTTGGCAACGCAATAGAACGCGAAGGCGTCGGACGGCACTTGCGCCCCACCAGCCGACTCGGCGAGTTTCGTGTGCTGCCACGTCACTGGATCGAACGTCCGCGTAGCATCGCGTAGATGGAAAACACCATGCACGCCGGCATCAACAATGGTTCCGTAGGAATGCGTCGATACCAGCTTGCCGTCTTTCCACACCAAATCACCAAGACCTGGGAATGCTCGATTGCAATTCAAGGTAGCCGGATCGATACCAGCCGCAATATACAATTGATTACACTCATTCCATACTGCATCGCTATAATCGGAAGGTTGAAACAAAAGCGACCATTGCATTGCGGAAGCGTCGAAGCAAAAACCGGCGTTGTTGCAGCTATCGTTGTGGCCACCGAGGCGGAGCATTATGAACTGCGATCCGCGCAGCGCGGCGCCACACCATGCCGCCATTGCGGCCGAAAATCCGATCGCACTACCACGTTCTCGAAACTGCGGGCCAATCTGTGGCAACAATTGATCCATCTTCGTGTTCGCAATTTCAACGAAGCTGTTGACGCGCGGGATCGCGGCCCACGTCGTAAACGTGAGCGGCCCTGACGGCGCTGCGCTCACAACGACATTGACACTCTGCGAATACTTCATGCCGGAACCCCGCCGCGAAAACTGTCGGTGCGAACGACCGTAGACGTCGGATGCTGATACGCCAGTGTTGCCCAGTTCTTGCTACCAGGTATTGGCGTCGCTGGCGTGAAGTCGAAGCTGGCGTGGCCTGGGATGGTCGATAAGGGCACGAAGCTGTTGTCCGTCTCCGACAACTGATAGGAAGGATCGCCTTGCACATATGGCGCCGTCAGTCCGGCAAAGATGTTGTCCACAACCGAATAAACGCTCGGCAAAGTGTTCTTGATGAATAGGAATTGCTTCGTCGCGTTGCCGTGATTGACGAACGTATTCTGCTGAACGTTCAGCTTGTGAACCGGCAGGTTTTCCGGAATCGTGTCGTCCTCGACTCCGTAGCTCATGAACTGACCGTAACCTTGGTTCTGCATCGTCTCGGCGTTAAGCTCGAACAGATTGCCCACAACCGTCACGTCGCCGCCATTCGGACAGTCGAGACAACGGTTCGGCTCGCCGTTTTCCTGGGTAAAACGATTGCCCTCGAACAGCGCGACTTGGGCGCGGGACTTGAACAGATGACCCCATGAAATATCGACGTTAGGCACGCCGGCATCGCCGCGGTTCTTGACCATGTGTGACCACACCCCGCGCACGGTCAGCGATTGCACCGGCCCGATATAGAAATTGTGGCCGTACCCGTCATAGTCGCCGTTGTCATAGGATTCGCTGTCCTCAATCAGGACAGTAGCCTCTCGGTGCTCGCCGATGATGATGCCGTTATTCAAGTCATGGAACACACAGCGGCGAACGATAAGACTATAGGGACCGCCCGTCGGCCAGATGCCACCGGCATTCGCCCATTCAACCTTGTTGTTGCAAAGCTCGGCATCTTCCAGTGTAAGCCCGACGTTTAACGCCAACTCGATACAACGATTCGGCGAACCACCGACGTCGAAGGTATATTTCTGGAACGGGGCCGCCGAAGCAATAGTGATCGTTTGCGGCAACGTGATTGCAAAATTCATGTAGACCGTCGGGTTCACCAGAACCACGTCGCCGATCTGCGCTGCCATCATCGCTTGCTGCGGACCATTGTTACCAGAATAGAACACTCCGGTCCGCTGGAGCATTGCGCCCTGCTCGGATTGAGCACTTACCGCGACAGACAATGGACTCGAATAGCGCATTTAATGCCCGTCGTCGACTTCAACCGAGATCGTAGCTGCGCCTACCACTTTCGCCGTGACTACGCCGGCCACGTCCATGCTGACCAGCGCCGTATCAATCGGAGTGAATACAAGCGGCAATGCTGAACTTACATAGGGCAACAACGGAGTCGCAATGCCAACCGACAACGGCAACGACGCGGGGAACGAAAATACGGGCGCGGTATAAACCGGCGGTCCTGAGGGGACGACAATAGACTGCGGTGAGCTCGACAGCGATGAGCCATCCGGAAATTTTGCATCTACGCTGTGCGTGCCTGGAGCGAGCGTAAGCATTGCACTCCAACCGGTATCCGGCGGAAACGTCGGGTACGCAGCAACAACATCGGGCCTTGGTAGGTTCGGCGTGACCGTTGCGACATTCACTCCGTCAACAAAGATCGACACGTCGCGCGTAGACCAGCCGACCGCGGTGGTCGTCGTCAAAGAATCGAAATTGCCTTTTTGCGCGACGGGCGGAGGCGGCGAACCAGTCGCCCCAGTAGCGCCTGTCGGCGGCGCTGAGTGAATCAGCGTTACCGAACCCGTAGGATCGTAAACCGTTACTGTCATGCCAGAGCCGCTTGAGCCGCAGTGATCTTGGCTTGCAAAGCCGTATTCTCGCCAGTCACTGTCGTAACTTGTGCATTCGCCGCAGCAAGTTCAGTCGTCAGCGTCTCGACCTGAGCTTGCAAAGTCGCTACCAAACCCGACTGATCGACCGGCGGAGCGGTAGCGATCAGCGTTACCTGGCTTGTGGGGTCGTATATCGTTACTGAGGCCATGTCGAATCCTTCAAAGGCGTTCTGTTGAAATGCGATCATCCGGTGTAGCTAATAATCAGCTTGACCGACTTGAAGCTTGTCGAACTGTTGACGTTGACGAATAAGATGTCGCCAAGAGCAAATGTCGTTGTCCAGCTTGTAAGCGTTGTGCTTGTCGCTTTGATCGCAGCAACGACCGCCGGTAAAGCCACTCCTGTAATCGTGTTGGTAACTGTCGGCGGATAAGCCGAATAAGCCACCTTCCAGATATCAATAACGATTGAACCGGATGTAGGACTTGCCGCATCGCACGAAAGAATCGTCCAGCCCGTGATCGTTCCTGCGCGGGGCGCATTAACAACCGCGGTAGGCTTGAGCCCGGCCGTGATTGCATTCGTCCCGTCGCCGATAAGGAATTCGAGTTGGAAGCCACTCGAACCAGTCGATCCTGTAGGGCCTGTGCTACCAGTCTGTCCCGCTCCCGTATTGCCCGTAAGGCCGGTTCCGCCCGTGAGCCCGGTGGTCCCTGTCCCGCCAACTGCCCCAGTTGGCCCGGTCGATCCGGTATTAGCCGTCTGCCCAGTTGCTCCTGTCCCGCCAACCGCGCCGGTAGGACCAGTTGACCCGGTATTGGCAGTTTGTCCAGTGTTCCCGGTATTGCCTTGAGCTCCTGTTGGCCCTGTTGACCCGGTGTTCGCGGTCTGGCCTGTAGCCCCAGTCCCGCCAACTGCTCCGGTAGGGCCTGTTGATCCTGTGTTAGCTGTTTGACCGGTTGCGCCGGTCCCACCTGTGCCACCGACTGCGCCTGTGGGGCCGGTAGAGCCAGTATTGGCTGTCTGACCTGTCGCTCCCGTTCCACCGACAGCCCCGGTTGGACCTGTATTCCCAGTTGATCCCGTGCCCCCGGTAGCCCCGACAGCACCAGCATTGCCAGTCTGGCCTGTCGCACCAGTATTGCCGGTCCCACCTGTATTGCCCTGAGTGCCCGCGCCCGTGTTTCCGGTAAGACCAGTGTTTCCAGCCGATCCCGTCGGGCCTGTTGCGCCTGCGCTACCCGCACCTGTAGCTCCGGTGAGCCCAGTATTGCCAGTGTTTCCCGCAGGGCCTGTGCCACCAGTTGCGCCAGTAGCGCCGCCGCCAGGGCCTGTTGCTCCCGTGGCCCCAGTTGCGCCGGGATCGAGACTACCGGCAACGACGTGGCCTGCGTTCCAGTTGGACGGGACGACCTCACCCGCGGCTGCCGCGGCGGGGTCATCTGCTACCCCACTGACAAAAGCATGCGTGACGGTAATCGTCATTCAATTTTCGCAATCAGCTTCCCCGCCTCGTCGCGAGTCCCGGTTACGGTCTTGGTCACGCCATCCGTGATAGTGCCTACTAACTTGCCATCCGGTCCTCTAGTAGCAGTTACCGTCTTTCCAATACCGCGCTGGGCATCGACTCTGACTGACGTACCACCAACGTCGACAAAGACGTCGGGCTGCTTGATCTCGGGCATGTTCACCGTGACGGCCGCGGGAGCTATGTTGATCGCTGGCGATGCAGGCATCGTAATCGCAGGCGCGTCAACGTGAATATTCACAGGCTCGCGTCTGAACGTCTCCATCCACTTCTCGAAGCGGTCGTCATCGAACTTGGATGTCTGCTTAGCCTGCGTCGACGGCGCACCAGGCGCTACAATCGGCGCAGGTTTGGCAGCTTGCATAGCAAGAGCGTGATCGTTCTGAGCTTGTTGCTGGTCAGGCGGTAGAACCGTCGAGTTCGGGGCCGCATTCCACGTCGCAAGGTCCATGTTTGCCCGGTCCTCGTCCGACATTGGATCATCCCCACGCTGGGCCCGAATCTCGTCTGCGGTGTAAACCTTGTTCGTCACCATCAAAGCATCAATCTGGGCCTGTTGTAGCGGGTCTATAGCATCGTCCTCATCCCACCGCAGTACGAGATCGCCATACCCGAATAGAATCCGCATGACCGTGTTGCAGGTATCGGCGATCCAGTTCTGCCACGGCACCAGACCTTCCTCCTCGCCCTGCTGCTGGTGAGCTTGAGCTGTCGCTCTATTCTGTTGCTGAACGAACGGCATCGGGTTAAGCCCCAAAAAGAAGCACATGATCCGGATCAGCCATTGATCGGTCGTATCGGTCAGCGCCTTTTCCTTGACGTCGACAAACTTACCGCCCGCGGGGACGAACTGAGTGCCACGGCGTTCAGCAAGATTGCCCGCTAGCCTGGCGTTCCAGTTGATTGCAAAGCTTGCTATATCGTCTGTCGTCCAGGTATCAGGAGCTTCAAAGATCAGGTCAGGCATCGACCCGCTTGTGTAGTACTGCATCAGATAAGCTTCTCGAGCCATCGCTATTCCGAGACTGGGAAGCATCTGCTCGATCGGTCCGTAACCGTAGGGACTGTCGACGCGCTTGTTGCGAGGCTTTAAGAGCAGTTCGGGGAATGGATAACCCGTGCTCTGATCGTTCGGGATTGGCGTTCCACGTGGAACCGGGCGGATGTAATCGCCTGCCGGCAAGCCCTTAACGACTTTCTGATAGGCGGGGCCCTCATTGAAAGACGGTAAAGTCCCATCCCCCATAATCTTGGGCTGAAATAAGCTGCCATCCTGAATGTTAAGGCTATACGGTCTGCCCGCTCGGTCACGTCGAATCCATATCGCGGGCGCGTCATAAACGAGGACTTGGTCCATGAGCATCCTGAGCCAGTCCTGCCACGAATTGTCCTTGTCCGGGAACGCAAAGAACACCTCCATCTCGTCGCAGCGAGGATCGACCTGAGTTTTCGGATCTTTGGGCTGAATTGAAAATCCCTTGCTGCATATCTTGTCTTTCACCCGCTCGAGTAAGCCGCGAACGATATCAAACTCAGTCGCAACCGCTTTTAAGACAGCGAAGTCTATCCGCGCATCAGACCTGGGCTTGACCCTGGTATTCCAGCCAACCGGATAATCCCACGGCCGGCTGATAACACCAGCCGCAGGATCTTGTGCGATCGGCTGTAGAGGCTGTTGCGGTCCGAATAGCAATGCAGGAGCGTCAGCCCCGGCGATCAGGATGGCCGCCCGCTGTCTGAAACTCAGCTTTGAAGGAACGTTCACCGTCGGAGTCGGCAAGGGCGTCCCCGACTGTCGAGGATCGCCCGAGCCTGCACTACGAGCTGCACGCCCGTAGCTCAACTCCGCTGGGGTTGCCTGGTACTGAGCCATTTATGGCCCGAAATGCGGCAAGCCTGGGCCTGTAGAACCAGTCGCGCCCGAACTTCCGGTCAACCCCGTAGCCCCGACGCCCCCCGTCGCACCAGCAGCCTTGCCAGTTAGCCCAACTCCACCTGTTGCACCAGTCAAGCCAGTAGTCCCAGTCGCGGACGTACCCTGGACTCCGCCAGTAGCACCGAGCGCCCCAGTCACGCCATTTGCCCAGTTCCAGCCAAAGGACAGCAGACCAGGGTGATAGGCAAGATAAGGGATCGAGACAATCCCACCTGCGACTGGATACCAGTTGCCGTCTGCCCCGTAGAGCTGCGTAACACCGGCTGGTGCCTGCAAAATGATATTTGCCATGTCAGGCTCCTGTCGGGCCAGTTGCGCCCGTTGATCCCGTTGCGCCGGTTGGCGAAGTCTGTCCCGTCGGTCCAGTCAAACCTGTGCCGCCGGTTCCACCTGTACCGCCGACACCACCGAGTTTGCCGATACTGCCGGCCGCGGCTAGGGCACCTGTTCCACCCGTCGACCCAGTTCCGCCTGTCGCTGCGGTGAGTCCTGTTCCTGGATTAAAACCGGCGACCAGAAGATAGTTCGGTGCCCAGTTCTCGGGAATGACAACCTGACCCGAGACAACTGGATACATGTTGCCGTCCAAGGCAAGAACGTTGCCGACAAAGCCGCTTGGTACTTGATATGTGATGTTCGCCATGATTAAGGTCCTGTCGGTCCGGTTGCGCCTGTACCACCTGTGCCGCCTGTGACGGCTACAGCTCCTTGATTACCAGTGGTCAATCCTGTGGGTCCGGTCAAGCCGGTCGGACCTGTGCCGCCGGTTGTGCCAGCCGCGCCGATAGCTGAAGTCACACCGACAGGACCAGCAGGTCCGGTATTACCAGCAACGCCCTTGCCGAAGTTAGCGCCCTTGGTAAAGATATTGGGAGGGACTGAGCCTTGCGGCATGGTGATCTGTCCTGCAACAGGAGCGTACAGAATCCCATCCTTGCCCAGGATCTGTGTTCCATAAGTAAAGGTTACATTTGCCATACTCACCTCTGAAGGTGCGCTAGACCGTTGGGCGATTGCTTGCCGGCTTGCGCGTAGTAATCGAGTAAACCTGTTCCTGTGCTATCGCTTAACTCTGTCAGCGCCCAGACCAACGCATCCATACGGTCAGGACTGAATGGGGATGTCAGAGGATCGAAATCACACATCTGATCCTCGAGCAGGGGAAAGAAGCCGACGTGGTGAACCCTACCCTGCTCGTATAGAGCGGCTATCGGTTCAGCGCGAATCATCTTGCCGCGGCTGGCTGTTACGGCTTTGTAGGCGACGTTACGATCAACAGTTCTGATCGTGAGTTCGACCATCTCACCGCCGTTATTGGTTTCGGCAATGAGTCTGTCGGCGCTGTTGTCGTAATAGGACTTGACCGCAGCGCGAGCCCATACGTCGGGTGATGCTGTGAGCGAATTGTCCGCAGTGACGTAGAAATGATCGCCGGCTACGGTACTACCTTTCGGCGCCGGGCCACGAGCCGCGCAGATGATGCCGGTTTCGTCCGAGTCTTCCCGACTGGTAACGGCCGGATCAACCCCAACAACAATGCGTCGACAAGGGGGATACGCGACCACACGAGTCGCATCGATTTGTCGTCTCTGCCATAACGCGCCCGGATTATCGTCCAGCAGTTCGGCGTTAAGTTCCTGGCGCCCGAGTCTGGTTCCTTCATATTTCCTGATAATCGCGGTGTAGAACGCGGGCGCGAGATTGGCGCGGTTTTCATAGGCGGTCCCTCGTGTGACTACGCACGCTGGATTCTTGATCAGATCCTTGACCAGCGGAGTCGGTCTAGGCGTAGTAGTGACAATCGCTTGCGGAGTTGATCCTAGTCTCAACCCAAACATCGCCTGGTCCCAAGCATCGGGATAGCGCCAGCTTCCGAGTTCGTCAGCCCACAGCTTTTCATGCTGCTTACCGCGGAGTCGTTCTGGTTCGTCTGCAGTAAAAATAAGTGACTGACAGCCATTGGGCCAGATCAGCTTACGTTCAGACTTTCGATAGTTGGGGCGCTCGGAATTCGGACAGATATTCATGATTCCGGATTCGCCCTCGATCATGATGTCGCGTGCGTCATCGGCTGTAGCACCGATGAGATTGACGTAGCGGAAGGTTCTTGCCCAGGCTCGTACTTGCTCCGCGCCAACGCGTGTCTTTCCCCACCCCCGACCGCACTGGTTGAGCCAGTAGGTCTTTTCGCCATTAGCAAAGCTGGCAGGGGCGAGCTGGTTGGGTCTGGCCCAAGTTTCCCAGTCAAAGAGGATTGCGGTCGCTTGCTCATTGGACAGAAACGAGACTGCGTCCCTCGCTTGTTCGATCGTCAGCTTGCCGCACAAGTCTCTCAGCGAGGGTGGCTTTGGGCTCTGCAATGCTGATGACAAGGTTAGTTTCGCCCGAGTGCTCGGTAACCGTCATGTCCGGCAATACCTTGCGCACAAGACCGAGCCCGGCAGCGACTTGGGAAGGTGTCATTTCCTTGGTCCCAAGTGCATGAGCCTTCAAGGAGGCTATGATCTTTTCCGCCTCGATAGATATCCTCAATTGCTCGACGTTCGTGGGGGAAATGATTTTTGCCCCCCAGCGCATACCTTTTTTGCCGGCCATATATCATTTCCTGAGGGCGTAAAAAAGCCCTGCTTGCGACAGGGCCATCATTGTAAAGCTTGCACGCATAGCACTCCTGGCGCTGAAGTTAGCGCGGAATGTATGCGAATGTAATAGGGATTTGTCCTACATGCAAGTACTTTCGGTTATATCGATTTCCTCCCGCAGCACAACAACTCCCGGACTGGGCCATCCTTGGACTACCTGACACAGTAGCGCCATAGCCTCTGGATCGGCTCCGTAGAGCCTCCAAGTGCGCTCGGCTACCTTCGCTGCCTCCGCAGCTAATCGGACTAGCCTAGCTGCAGCCCGGGCTTCGCGTTGGTTGATTTCGGCTGGAGATCGTCTTTTGTCTCCTATCCGGCGTGTCAAGCTGCCTCCGATTGAATAGCAGCCCGTTCTAGGTCTAGATGGGGATCGCAACGGTTCCGTTCGCGGATGCG